CCAAACCACAAGTCTGAGCCTTCCATATGAGCGAAGTCGCGCTTGAGGAAAGACAATTGAGCAAGTGGCTGGTGAGGATGGATAACTTCCCCCTTGTTTGCAGGTGTCACTGTAAGGCCAAGAAGTTTACACTCGGCAGCATAAGTGACAAAATTGAACCAATGACGGATAGCCGGATTCATGGTGATGACATTGTCATCGCCGTAAAACGAACAGCGGACCTGCTTCTGAAACTGGTAAAAGCAGGCAAGCTTCGGAGCGTGTACTCTAGCGAGCTTCATCCAAACGTAGAAAGCATAAATCCAGTTAATCAATGAATTGTCAAGAGCAGTCTGTGGTTGTCCAGTCATTTGCCCACCCGGCATCTGCAAGATCACGTTTCGAAACAACACTAGTGCACGATGCATACATGAATGTAATGTGTGCCTAACAACATCGTCTTCTGCCTTCCAATTAGGATCACATCTCTGGAAAATCTTGTTGTAAATACGTGGCAAACGTTCCATCAACTCAAGCGGTACTGTAGCATCCCACTTTGCGAAATCACAATCGAAACCAACATCACCAACCTCAGCATGCCACAAGTATAAAGCATGCCAATCTGAACTGAGTGGGTTGATTCCGATTTTCACAGGCATATCATTAAAAAGCGCTGTGAAAGCCGCAGAAACAGTGTGAAAGTACTGACGATGTGCAATTGTATAATCCACTGGGGAAGCAGTGATCGAACGCGTCGCTGTGGCATCGTATATTTTCTTAAGCTTCAAGGGCTCGTCCTTAAGGGCACCATGGAAAACAACAGCAGTACGAATGCCCTGTTTCGCATTATCAATCAAGCGATCTACACCATGTCGCAACATTTCACCCTGTTCATTTGATGCCATCTTGAACAAACCTTCATCATTTTGTTCGAACAGCAATGCCTTGCGCGCTATCCCGTGCATGGTCCAAGGAAAACCAGGTGAACTGTAGCGGTATATCGGGTTGCTGCCAGGTATGTCAGTGCACTTGTTAATAGCTTCAGTCTTGGTTAACACACGCATACGATATTTGCTGGCTTGGATACGATCAGCACAATATTCAGCAATGGCATCAACACACTCATCTAACAACACAAGATCAATTTGATGTTCAGGGACATCCCATTTCATAATTGCATCTAAAAGGACATCATTGACAGTTGATCGCGTATCCTTGTTGCTAATGACCGCTGGTTCAAAATGGTCACCAATCTCCAGACCCTGAAAAGGTGAGCGCCAATACTTGGTAACTTCAGGATAATATTGCGTGTAGATCTTATCGCCTTGAATTGGCCTGCCAGCGACAGTAATGCGACTCCCTTCAATTTCCAAAGGTTGCTCAAACAAAACAACACCCTGATGCTTAAGCACAGATATACCGACT